TTTTTAAGAACAATGCGACTACAACCCTATCGGGTAACATAACCAATAGTGCCACAAGTATAGGTGTCACAGATGGTTCAGTTTTCCCATCTTTAAATAGCGGAGAGTCGTTTTTTGTTACGTTTGATGACGGAACAAATAAAGAAATCGTAAAGGTTACTGGAATAAGCAGTAACACTCTTACCGTCACACGTGCACAAGACGGTACTTCCGCACGTGCGTTTTCCCAAAACGATGCTGTAGACTTACGTCTAACAGCCGCAGTCTTAGAAACTTTTCCACAACTCAATGGAAATTCACAAACAGGTGTCATTGACGTAACTGGTGTAAAAATTGGTGGTTCTGAAGTTATAGATAGTTCAGGCGCTTGGCAAGGTTCAGGTAGCGGACTTAAAGGTGAGGTAGGCCCTTCAGGCCCAACTGGTTCTACTGGTGATAAAGGAGCTACAGGTGCTAATGGCCCAACAGGCCCATCCGGTCCAACAGGCCCAACTGGTTCTGCTGGTGATAAAGGAGCTACAGGCGCTGACGGTCCAACAGGTCCATCTGGTCCAACAGGTCCAGGAGGTGCTGCTGGTGATAAAGGGGCTACAGGTGCTGGTGGTCCTACAGGCCCAGGAGGTTCTACAGGACCAACTGGTCCATCCGGTCCAACAGGTCCTACAGGTGCTAAAGGCCAAAAAGGCGAAATAGGAGCTACAGGCCCAAGCGGTCCAGCAGGTGGTGATGGTTCAGATGGCGCAAAAGGAGCCACAGGTGCGGGCGGACCAACAGGTCCAACTGGTTCTACAGGCCCAACTGGTCCTACAGGAGACAAAGGGGCTACAGGTGGTACAGGTCCAACAGGCCCAAGCGGCCCAACAGGTCCAGGGGGAAGTGCAGGAGACAAAGGAGCTACAGGTGCTGGTGGTTCAGCAGGCCCAACAGGCCCTTCAGGACCAACGGGTCCAACAGGTCCAACAGGCCCAACTGGTTCAGCAGGGGCTAAAGGTCAAAAAGGTGAAGTAGGTAGCACTGGTCCAACAGGTCCAGGGGGTTCTGCTGGTAGTGATGGTAGTGATGGAGACAAAGGCGCAACAGGCGCAGCTGGTCCAACAGGTCCGACAGGCCCTACAGGACCTACGGGTGCTGGTGGTTCAGCAGGGGCTAAAGGTCAAAAAGGTGAAGTAGGTGGTACAGGTCCGACAGGTCCGACAGGTGGCACAGGTCCAACAGGCCCGACAGGAGATAAAGGAGCTACTGGTGCAGGGGGTAGTGATGGTTCCGATGGAGATAAAGGTGCAACTGGAGCAGGAGGTCCTACAGGTCCTACAGGTCCAACTGGCCCACAAGGAGCTAAAGGTGCAACTGGAGCAGGCGGGCCAACAGGTAGTACAGGTACTGGTATTACTATGGAAGGTAATGTTGCTAATACAGGCGCTTTACCAAGTTCAGGCAACACAAAAGGTGATGCCTATATAGTACAAGCAGATGATAGTTTACATATTTGGGATGGTTCACAGTGGGTAAGTGGTGGATCAATACAAGGCCCTACTGGACCTACAGGTCCTCAGGGAGCTAAAGGAGCTACTGGTGGAACAGGTCCAACAGGTGGCACAGGCCCAACAGGACCAACAGGAGACAAAGGAGCAACTGGCGCAGGGGGTTCAACAGGCCCAACTGGACCAACAGGACCAGGAGGCTCAGCCGGAGACAAAGGGGCTACAGGAGCTGCAGGCCCAACGGGTCCAACTGGACCAGCAGGTAGCGATGGTAGTGATGGTTCAGCAGGTGCTAAAGGTGCAACTGGAGCAGGCGGTTCAACAGGACCTACTGGCCCAACAGGACCAGGTGGATCAGCAGGGGCAAAAGGACAAAAAGGTGAAGTTGGGGGTACGGGACCGACCGGACCTACCGGTCCGACAGGCCCAGGAGGTTCAGCAGGAGACAAAGGCGCAACTGGTTCAGGCGGTTCAACAGGCCCAACAGGTCCAACTGGACCAGCAGGATCAGACGGAAGTGATGGAGACAAAGGTGCAACTGGCGCAGGGGGTCCAACAGGCCCTACAGGCCCAACAGGCCCAGGCGGAAGTGCAGGAGCTAAAGGACAAAAAGGAGCCACAGGTGGTACAGGACCTACAGGCCCAACAGGCCCAACAGGACCAGGTGGATCAGCAGGGGCTAAAGGCGCAACTGGTGCAGGCGGGTCAACAGGACCTACAGGACCTACAGGTCCAGCAGGATCAGACGGAAGTGCTGGAGCTAAAGGAGCAACTGGAGCAGGCGGGCCAACAGGCCCAACAGGATCAACGGGTCCAGGCGGCTCAGCAGGAGCTAAAGGACAAAAAGGAGCTGCTGGTGCAACAGGCCCTACAGGACCAACAGGCCCAGGCGGATCGGCAGGTGCTAAAGGTGCTACAGGGGCAGGTGGATCAACAGGTCCTACAGGTCCTACAGGACCAGGCGGATCAGCAGGTGCTAAAGGAGCAACTGGAGCAGGTGGACCAACGGGTCCTACAGGACCAACAGGTCCGGGTGGAAGTGCAGGAGCTAAAGGGCAAAAAGGAGCTACAGGTGGAACTGGGCCAACAGGACCAACGGGTCCTACAGGGCCAGGCGGATCAACAGGTGGCACGGGACCAAAAGGACAAAAAGGAGCTGCAGGTGGTACAGGTGGAACAGGACCAACTGGACCTACAGGCCCAACAGGACCAGGCGGTGGAACTGGACCTACAGGTGGTACAGGGCCAAAAGGACAAAAAGGTGCTACAGGATCAGGAGGCCCAACAGGACCAACTGGGCCTACAGGGCCAGGTGGCGGAACTGGACCTACAGGTGGTACAGGGCCAAAAGGGCAAAAAGGTGCTGCAGGTGGAAGTGGTGGTACAGGGCCAACTGGACCTACAGGGCCAACTGGACCTACAGGGCCATCAGGCGGTTTCTCAACTAACTCAAACGCACAAGTTAACAGCTTAGGTGCGGGTACTGCAGGTAGTGGTACAGCTGGTGAAATAAGAGCTACAAATAACATTACTGCTTACTACTCCGATGAAAGACTAAAAGAGTTTGAAGGTAAGATAGATAATGCGTTAGAAAAAGTATTAGCTTTAAGTGGTTATTACTATAAAGAAAATGAACTAGCTAAAGAGTTAGGTTATGACAATGACAGACGTCAAGTAGGTCTAAGTGCACAAGAAGTGAAAAAGATACTACCAGAAGTTATAACAGAAGCTCCAATCGACGATCAATATTTAACAATATGGTACGATAAACTTATACCATTAATCATTGAGGCAATAAAAGAGTTATATGAGTCCGGACACAAGAAGTAAAATATTATCTAATATACGAGAAGAAGAAGGGTTACGTTTAGAACCTTATCAACGTGAAGGCGAACAATTTCATACTGTAGGTTATGGGCGCTATGGAAACATGGTAGACCCAGAAAAAATTATTACACAAGAACAAGCAGAACAATATTTAGGAAACGATGTAGACGTTAGATTGGCAGAAATACAAAGACTTATACCTGATTTTAATAATATGCCAGAAGAACTACAAATTAATTTATTTAGTGAGTATTACAGGGGTTCAGTACGCCAAAGCCCCAATACAGTATCTTTAATAAACGAAGGTGAATATGGCAAAGCAGCTGATGAGTTTTTAAACAATGATGAGTATAGAAGGGTTAGAGGTGTAAGAGATTCTGGCGGTAAAGACTCTGGTGTTATAGGTCGTATGGAAGCAGTAAGTGGTTCTTTAAGAGATTATCAAAAGGAAAAAGATAACAAAAATATAGCGTCTGTAGACTACAATATGATTAGAAACATGGAGGAATTAGCTGCTGATAGGAAGTTAATAGGCAAAAGACTTAAACAAGTATAAGCACAGGAGGTGTTATGAATCAATTATGGCAAATGTGGGCTAGAGATATTAGTCCTACAACATGCAACAAAATTATACAAGAATGCGAACAACTAGCACCTATGGAAGCTACAGTAGGTGGACAATCTGAAAATTTAGTAGATAGCAATATTAGAAAGTCCGAAATACGTTGGGTTGGGGGAATAGATTGGATAAAAGACTTAATCTATAATTATGCAGCTACAGCCAATAGGAATGCGTTTGGTTTTGATATTAATTATCTACAAGACATCCAATACACCATATACAAAGGCACTGATCAAGGCCATTATGATTGGCACTTTGATACATTTTGGGCAGGACAAAATGCATATGACAGAAAAATAAGTGTAATTATTCAATTAAGTGACCCATCAGAATACAAGGGTGGAGAGTTTTTATTAGAAAATCAATACGAACAGCCTGACCCAACAGAACTAAAACAACGTGGCACTGTGTTTTGTTTTCCTTCCCCTATAAGACATACAGTAAAACCAGTAACTAGTGGCGTGCGTAAATCTTTAGTAGCCTGGATAGAAGGACCGAAGTTTAAATGATTATAATAATAGACAAAGTTTTTTACCCTCAAACTTTAGAAACTATAAATAACGAAAACAAACATGCTTATTTTAAGAAAGAAGAAGAGCATGATAATGCCATAGTTGCTAGGCGTTTGATGAATACAGCAGCTAATTACTTTAATTTTGATAGCCAAGTAGGGTATGACATATGGTTCCACAGAAATGGTATGCCCGACTGGCACAAAGATAGAGATGAACAAACGTTTTTTAAAACAGGACAAAGTCATTTTCCTATTTGTTCTATAGTTTTTTACCCACATGTAAAAGACTTAGTAGGGGGAGAACTTATATTTAAAAACAATATGCGTATAACACCAGTGTCAAATAGACTTGTCATGTTTGGCCCTGCACTAGAGCACAAAGTTACACCTATACAAAGTGGAGAAAGAGTATCTATGAATATAAATTCTTGGAACTATGATATAGAAGTAGCTACAGAGTTTAACTAATGAAAAAATTTGTAATTAATTTAAAAGATAGACCTGAACGCAAACAGCATTTTATAGAAAAAAATACAACATTAGAAGACTACACGTTTGTAGAAGCTGTTGATGGCTTAAATCAAGATTTATCTTGGTATAAGACTAGGCCAGGGTGGGTAGACCCATTTCAAGATAGAGGTATTGTACCTACAGAAGTAGCTTGTTTTTTATCGCATAGAAAAATGTGGGAGAAATGTGTAGAGTTAGATGAACCTATATATGTAATAGAGGATGATGCCATAATAAATGTAAATGAATGGGATGAACCTTTTTATGACCATACTATAAAGTACTGGGATTTCCTGTACTTACAACGCAATGAAAACGAACCAGAAAGTACTATAAAAGTATCTGATAGGCTAGAAAGACCTTGGTATCCATACAACACAACAGCGTATGTTATATCACCTAAAGGTGCTCGAAAGCTTTTAAATACTAATATAATGGAAGAAGGTATAATACCAGTAGATGAGTACATACCTGAACAAATTAGAGAAGCTAGTCTTATGGCGCTTGCATTACAAAAAGACTCTTGTAATCAAGCTACTAGGGATGTGCTACCCTCTGACATACGTAACGATAGGAGAGATATGACAATACACGTAGTAACTATAGGCACAGATGTTAACAAAATGAAAAAATTGTACCAATCTGCAGCAAAACATAATATATCAATTGACAATTGGGGGTTTGGTGTTGAGTGGAGAGGCTCAGACATGACAGGTCCAGGCGGCGGTCAAAAAGTAAACATAGTAAAAGATAACATAGGAAAGCTCCCGGACACGGACATTTTACTCTTTACAGATTCGTACGACGTTTTTTATGCAGATAAATTAGAAACCATCAAAGAAAGATACTTAGACATGGGACATAAAGTACTTTTTGCCGCAGAAGAAATATGTTGGCCAGACCCTAGTTTAGGCAATCAGTTTCCGTCTTCGCATACCAGGTATAGGTATCTTAATTCCGGTACATTTATAGGAGAAGTGGGAGAACTAAAAAAAATACTTGAACATGGGCCTATAGAAGACCATCAAGATGACCAACTTTTTTATCAACAAGCCTATCTAGAAGGTATTTATGACATAGGGTTAGATATAGAAGCTTATATATTCCAGTGTCATGAGCCTAAGATAACTATGTTAGGTGAACAATTATGGAACCAAGAGACTACTTGTTGCCCTTGTATATATCATGGTAATGGCGATGATAATGCTAAGGTCCATTTTGAGCGTATTTACGATCAAATGTATGCAAAGCCGCAAAATCTTTTTCACACACCTACTCATGACTATGAAGTTATAGATAAAGACATGATTGTTGTAGATTTTATGTCGGAACATCAATGTCAACGAATGGTAGAAATAGCAGAACAACATGGAGAGTGGCAAAGTCTTCCTTTAGATACTTACCCTGCCCAAGAAATAAGACTAAAACAGTTAGGTTTATACGAAGAATTAGAAAAGCATTGGCAAGAACATGTAAAACCTATAATAGAAAAGTACTGGAGTCCTATTGTAGTAGAAGGTGTAAGAGATGCTTTTATGCTTAGGTATTCTACAGACTCACAAACAAAACTAGGACTACACCACGACTCTTCACACGTAACTGGTTCTGTTAAATTAAATAAAAACTATAAAGGGGGTGAGTTAGTTTTTCCTAGACAAGGCATAAACAATGCTGATATACCTGTAGGTAAACTGCTTTTATTCCCAGGACAAGTTACACACCCACACGAATGTGTAGAGCTTACGGAGGGCACAAAGTACAGTTTGACTATATGGTCGCAAAGATACAAGGGTGATATACTTTAGGAATGTATACAGATAAAGTTTTAACAGAAAATGATGTGCACCAACTATACTTCAAGGGCGACATAAAACGTTTATATTTAGGTTCTGTAGGGTTTTTTAACAAAGGCACATACGGATACCCAGCGGTTGATTTAACTCCAGAACAGATAGCTGCTGCTGGTGAAGACGCCGCTACTGACTTTTGGTATAACAAGTTGATTTACCATGTACAACACCAATATGCTTTGGGTATGTATAAAGACGATTACCTTGTAAATATAGCCATGGGTTTTATAGAAGACAACGCATGGCATTTGTGCAATACTTTAATAACACCAGATAAAGACGGCACGAGAGCGTTTATGCGTGATCCTGAGTATCATAATGTTAGAGGACTTACAGAAAAAGAACTAGGCGCAACTATAGCTTATACCTATGTAGATATAGGTTCACCTATTAATGACACCTTACCAGCTTATAAAAACCACTTTGGCCCTATAGAAGAGTGTAATGTTAAAAACTACAATACTTTAGAACATATAGGCCGAGTTACACAGAACTATAATACTGGCGGGCAAGATTGGGATGGAGTAAAATCTGAATATAGTGAAACATATGAAAAATACAAAATGGAGTATTATTAATGTCAAGTTTTATACATAACACTGATAGCATTGACGCAGCTGAAATAGCCGCAGAATACCGTACACCAGATCAAGGTGTTAGTGCGAAGTCTAACAGTAATGTTACATGGAACGAATATAGAAGAATGACACCTAGGGCTAATCAGTCCGTTAACGCTATTACTACAGCTGGTACACAAACCTTACAAGCACAAGACTTTGGAGGCACTGCAGGTTTTACTCCAGCGTCGCGAACTTACCAAACTGGATCGGCTAAAGGGGCAGCTAATGTTACTATTAATGGGGTATTTACTGCTAACGCTTATGCTGCAATAAACAATGGTACTGGTCAAAGTTTAGCTACAGGTCAGTTTGGTTTAGGTGCCCAAGGTGGTACTAGCGGACTTGATTTGACTAGCGTAGCTAGTTTTGCAAACGGTACTGGTCTTAAAGGTTATGGTGTTAGAAGTAGTGGAGGTATTGCTGCAGGTACTTTTTTTATAATAACAAATGGCGCTAGTGGAGCTAGCAACTGGACTACGTTATATCATAGAATTTTATATCCAGGTGGTAACATTACTGTGGGTAACTTTACAACCTATAGTAACACACAGACTTTTAACAGAAGTGACTTTACTTATGATGGTAATATTTTTGCTGGACAAGAACAATGGTCGCTAACTGTTGGCGGTTTTAGTGGCGTCCTTGGGCCTTCTATGGGCTCTTATCCTTTTGTAGTGGAGTTCGCATGATAAATTTAAAAAACCCACCGGGGTTACCACCTTGGTCAGAAATATCTAAAAAACGTAAAGTAGCTAGAATCTTCTTTATATTCTTATTACCCCTAAAAATACTACTTATGATCTTTGGTGTATCATTTGGGGTTACAGCACTTTTTGGCCTATAATCTGACTATGGCTACAACAAAAGAAACACTGGCAAAAGTAGAAAGCCAAGTTGTTAATATAGAAAAAAGGCTAGACAAAGGCGATACTAAGTTCGATGCAATGGACGCAAAGTATACTAAATACATAGTTGGTCTTTACGTACTTATCATAGGCATGAGTGGCGTAGACCGAATCTTTTCCTAGGAGGGGACATGAACATAGAGCAATGTAAAGCAGAGATAAAACGTCATGAGGGTGAGGTTTTAGAAATATATAAAGACAGTTTAGGGTATAAAACCCTTGGTATAGGACATCTTTGTAAACCAGAAGACCCTGAATATGATTGGGAAGTGGGTACTAAAGTATCGCAAGAAGTAGTAGATATGTACTATGAAGATGATTTTAATAAACACTTAGCAGAAGCAATACACGTGTTTGGTACAGATGAAGCATTCTACAACTTGCCCGAAAACATACAACACGTGCTTGTTAACATGTGTTTTAATTTAGGTGGCACGAGGTTATCTAAGTTTAGAAACATGTTAGAAGCGTGTAGAGCCCATAATTGGGACAAGATGGCTGCTGAAATGGAAGACAGCAGATGGTTTAAACAAGTAGGAAGAAGGAGTAAAGAACTACAGGAATCAGTATTAAACACTAATGGCAACGATTAAATTATCAACTTTTGGAGGAGTAGCACCCAGAGTATCACCTAGATTGCTAGCTGAAACTTCTGCTCAAGTAGCCACCGACGTAAATCTAGAAGAAGGTAATTTAGTACCTATAACTCAAAACACAGACCAACTAACATTAAGTAATTCCTCTAGGCAAGGTGTGTTTAAATACACTGACAGCCCAGAACGCTGGCTACAGTTTGATGAAGATGTAGATGTCGTGCGTAGTCCTATTCCGGGAGATACTAATGACACGGCATATTGGACGGGCCAATCATTTCCTAAAATGGGTAGAAGTTCTAATATTGTATCGGGTTCTGTGTACCCAGCTGCGGGTTTTAGATTAGGTATACCTGCCCCAACAGCTGCTCCAACTGTAGCACCTGTAGATGAAAGACAGTTTGATGGCGTTATAACTTTTGCTAATACTAGTTCTACTATCACTGTTACAACAAATTCAAGCGGTAGTGCTACAGCACACAGCGCAAGCGTAGGAGAGTTTGTAGAGTTAACAGGATTTGCTACTACTCAAGGTGTAGAAGCAGCAAATATAAACGGCACTTATAAAATTAAAACTGTGCCTAGCACTAGTACCCTTACAGTAGAGTTATCACAAGCCGCTTCAGGTTCTGGTAACAGTTCTAGTGTGGCTAATGGTGTAAAGTTTGGAGGTAACTCAGACGCAGAAATAGACTATGACGTATCTTATGTATATACCTTTGTGTCTGCTTATGGAGAAGAAGGGCCACCTTCTCCAGCTTCTACAGTAATAATTGCAGATGATAACATGACAATTAGTCTAACTGGCTTAGAAACTACCACTGCTAAATCAAATGTAAACTTTGGCACCGGTGCAAAAAAACGTATATACAGATCAAATACTGGTTCTAATACTACACAATTTCAGTTTGTAGGTGAAGTGGCTATGGCTACAGCCACCTTTACAGATTCCTCTAAAAACAATGAACTAGCAGAACTTTTGCCTTCCTCTACTTGGATTGCTCCGCCTGATGATGACACTACTTTATACCCAGATGGTCCTTTAAAAGGGCTTATAGCTTTGCAAAATGGTATTTTTGCTGGTTTTACTGGTAATAGAATATGTTTTAGCGAACCATATCAACCACATGCTTGGCCCGCTAATTACAGGCTAGGTATAGAAGAGAAGATTGTAGGTATGAAAGCTACATCGAATGGTCTTATTGTAGGCACAGAAAGCACACCATATCTTGTAACAGGAGCTGACCCTTCGGCAATGATGGCTATAAAGATAGAGACTGCAGAAGCCTGCCTAAGCAAACGTTCTATGGTTGACATGGGTGATATAATTATATTCGCAGGGCCGGATGGTTTGATGGGTGGCGCAGGAGCAACAGTTCAAAATCTTACCGAAAATTTAATAACCCCAAAACAATGGCAAGCTAATTACTACCCGTCTACGATTAAAGGTTTCTATTGGCAGGGTAGATATGTAGGTTTTTATGAAACGGGTTCTGGTTTTGGCGGGTTTATGTTTGATGCTAGACAAGGTGCTAATGCTCTTACTAATTTAGATGCAAGTGCGCTCATACGTGGCGGGTTTACTGACCCAGATGACAATGAACTGTATCTTATTATTGGTAACAAGCTGCAAAAATTCCAAGGTAGTAATACAGCTGTAACATACAATTGGAAGTCAAAAGATTATGTTGTGCCTAAGCCAACTAGTTTTTCATTTGCTAAAGTAGATGCTGAAGCATACCCAGTAACTATAAAAGTCTATGGGAGTGGTAGCATTATTTACAATGCTACTATAGCTACAAGCGGTAGTGTTTATACTGTTACAGGCACCACACCTAGTTTTAGTGCTACAACTATAACAGAGCCTGTTGTTAGGTTGCCGGCTTCTGTACACAGTGTGTTTGCCGTAGAAGTAGAAAGCGCGAAAGAAATACACGAAATTTCTATGGCGGAGTCTGCACAAGAACTAAGCGCTTCATAACATGTCTACTAAGATACCCGGTCTAAAAAACATACCTCCAAAGACCGACAGGGAGCTAAAACTAGCTTTAGATGATATAAAACAAGCTCTAGAAATTAGGCTTGGTTTACGTGGAGACCCTTTAGATAGAGCTGTAACTCTTAGAGAGCTAGAAGATTCTGGTATTGTAAAAGTAAGAAATAAAGCCCTTGGTGCAACTTCTGGTATAACCCCACCAGATGAAGGTGGTCCAGGCGATACAAATATACCCCCTGCTCCTAGCGGCCTAGAAGCAACCGGTGCTTTTACTAGCATTCTACTTAAATGGAATGTGCCTTCATATGGTAATCATGCTTTTACAGAAATATGGAGATCACAAGACAATGCTCTTGGTGGGGCAGAACTTGTGTCTACTTCTGGTGGTCAAATATATACAGAAGACGTTGGTTATAACAAAACATATTATTATTGGGTACGGTTTGTAAGTACCTCTAATATACCTGGGCCATGGAATGATACTGAAGGCACGTCTGCAGCCACTGCGGTAGATGTAGGCGCAGTTATGCAACAGCTTACTGAAAACCTACAGAACCTACCAGGATATAGCACTTTAACAACTTTAATTGATACTGAAGCAGCAGTTGCTGCTAGAGTTATTAAAAGCAGTAGCGCACCTACTACAAGGGCAGATGGCTCTGCTTTGCAAGCAAATGATATATGGTATGACACCGATGATGGCCAAGTGCACACACGTAATGGTGCTAACAATGCTTGGGTAGCGGCTAGAGATGCCACGTTAGTTAACTTGTTTGGTAGTACTAGCTTTACTGGTAGTACTTTGAGTGCTGCTATGGCTTCAGCCCAGGGTAATATAACTACTCTGACATCTGCTAATGCTTCTAGAGTTAGTGAAATTAATAGTTTAACCGCCGTTGTAGATACTAAAGCAAAAACTTTTGTTCAAACTAGTGCCCCTACCGCTACAGCTATAGGGGACTTGTGGGTAGACTCTGACGATAATAACAAACTTTACAGGGCTAGTGCAGTCGGTTCTAGTAACTGGGTAGCTGTAAGAGATACAGCAAATGATAATTACCCTAGAGTTTTTACACAAGCTAATCCACCTACTGCTATTAATACTGGAGATTTATGGTTTGATACTGACGATAACAACAAACAATATAGATGGGACGGGTCTAACTGGGTAGAGGTAAGAGACGTAACCACCCAAGCGGCTGTTACTACTGAGGCTACAGCTAGAGCAAGTGGTGACTCAGCAAATGCCACTTTAATTACTAACTTAGAAGCAAAAGTAGACGTAAAAAATCAAACATTTATACAAGACAATCCTCCTACAGCTATTGCAATAGGTGATTTATGGATTGATTCTAATGATGGCAATAAGCTATACAGAGCTACTGCAACTACAAATAGTAACTGGGTAGAGATAACTTTGCCAGGTACAGATGCTGGTAAAGCAACTATTTATACCCAAGACAATGTGCCAACTTCTGGTGTTAAAGCAGGTGATTTATGGTTTGATACTAACGACAGTAACAGACAATATATAGCAGCAGCTGACGGGTCTGACCAAGTTACTTCTGGTGAGTGGGAAGAAGTACGTGATGTAACTACTCAGGCGGCTCTTACTGCTGAAGCTACAACTAGAGCAAATGCAGATTCTGCAGAAGCTACAGCTAGAGGAATTTTAGAAGCAAAAGTAGATTTAAAAAATCAAACTTTTGTACAAAACAACGCACCTACCGCAGTAGCTACTGGCGATCTTTGGGTAGATTCTAATGATGAAAATAAACTATACAGATGGAACGGCAGTGCCTGGGTCGCTGTCCGAGACACAGCAAACGATGGTAAGACAACTGTATTTACACAAACAAGCCAACCTACTGCAGAAAACACAGGTGATTTATGGTTTGACACAGATGATGGCAATAAACAGTACCGTTGGGATGGTTCTAACTGGGTAGTAGTAAGAGATGTTTTAACCCAAGCTAGTGTAACTACAGTTCAAAACGCAGTAGCAAATGGTACGTCTGCAGAAGCTGGGTATGGTCTATCAGTAAATGCTAATAATGCTATTGCGGGTATGTATTTAATGGCTAGCAGTGATGGCACGTTAAATAATAACACTTCGTCCTCAACTATATTGTTTGAAGCTGGGCAAGTAGCTATACGTAATCCACACGGCAGTGATGTAGTACCTTTTATTGTGCTTACAAGCACAGACGCAGATGGTAACGCAGCGGGTGTATATATGGATACAGCTTTTATAAAGAACGCTGCTATTACCACTGCAAAGATAGATGATTTAGCAGTAAACAATGCAAAAGTAACTGGTGATTTAGATGCAGGTAAGATAACAGCAGGCACCATGTCTGCGCTTCGTATTCAGGGTGGTGTTATACAATCTACTGATTTAGCTAGTGGTAGTAGCACAACCATACATGGTAGTTTAATAGAGACAGGTACTATACTAGCAAACGCTATTGTTTCAGGGTCTTTTATTTCACCAAGTGATGTAGGGCAAAGTGGCTCTACAACTATTCATGGTGACAGGATAGCCACAGGTACTATAGATGCTGACAAGATAGATGTTACTGACCTTGTTTTACCTACAGTGCACAGTAAAGTTACTGGCGCTACTATCGGTGGGTTTTTATCTAACCAAATGACAGTCCAAGAAGTGGGTTCTATAGGCACAGAGAATGGTATATATGATGGGTTTGTTAGGATATTTGGGGGTTCTGGTCAAGTCAAAACATTAAGTTTCTTTATAGGAGATGGCACCTTTGGCTCTAGTGGTGAAATAGACAGTGATGCTGGTACATACAACAATGCACCTAATACACAAAACCTCCCTATGGTTGACTCTGGCGGTGTGCAATACCACTCTAATAGAGCAGAGGCTTGGGCGGGTATAGCTAGATTCCAAACAACGCAAGCCGTATGTCAGTTATCTGTTAGTTTTAGAAAAAGAAGTGGTACAAGTAAAACTGCTAAGTTATATATACTAGCGCAGGGCGATGGCGGCACTAGATTTTTAAGCAATGTTGAATACTCTTTCTCACGTCTAGCTCTTAACGAGCCTGCACAATTCTCATTTACGCCTGTTACTGGTGCTGCTGTAAGCACCACGATTACTTCGGCCGCTGTTACAATTTCAGGTTCAGGTTTCTCCTCTGGTACGATTACAGCGTCTGGGTTTGGAAGTCCTAAGATATCAATTGGTACTGGTTCTTTCTTAGCAGGTTCACAAACTATTACTGATGGTCAATCAATAAGAATACAAATGACAACTGGAAGCCAAAACAGTCAAGCATTTACTAGTACTGCTACTATAGGTGGTGTGTCTGCAAACTTTGTAGTAACCACAGTCGCTGGTACTCCGCCACCATCACCACCGGGTCCAGGTAGTCCAGGTGGTCCAGGTGGTCCAGGTGGTCCACCTTCCAACCCAGGAGAAAACCCGTAATGGCTATTCATAATTTTAACTATACATATGAATATGTGAGTCATGAGTCCGTGCGTCGTTCAGGCACTGATTCTACGCCGTTAGTGTGTTCTGTAACAATTAGTGTTACGGCTGTAGATCAAGCTGACAATACGAAAACAATAACTACTAATGAAACAAAAGCATTAGATTATTTTTATTTACAGGATGCAGATTTGCCTGGTAGCTTTATACCTTTAGCAAGTGTAACAAATCAAAATATGATTGACTGGTTTAAAGATGGTATGGTTACTTCAGATTTCGATGGGTATTATACCTGGCAGCTTTATGGACATGCAGAAATGGATGGAACGTGATAATATAAGACATGGCGTACAAGAAAAAAACAACTAGAAAGAAACCAACACGTAAGAAGTCTCTTACTAAAAGACAAGAGGCAAGTATGAAAAGGCATTCTAAGCATCATTCTACTAAACATATGAAATATATGAAGAACCTTATGATGAAAGGCTCTACTTTTAGAGCTGCACATAAGAAAGCTCAAAGTGCTGTAGGCAAATAATGTACGAGTATAAATGTAATATAACCAGGGTTGTAGATGGCGACACAGTAGACGCTGAAATAGACTTAGGTTTTGATATAGTTTATAAATCCCGTGTCAGACTATACGGAATCGACACACCAGAATCACGAACAAGAGACTTAGATGAAAAAGCTAGGGGTAAACTAGCTGGAAAATTTTTATCTGACTGTATTTTACACGCTGACAATTTAGTCATACAAACAAAACTAGACAAGAAAGGGAAGTTCGGTAGAGTTCTAGGCGTTATCGTTGCAGATGACGTAGACCTAAACCAAGCGCTTATTGATAATTATCTTGCTGTTGCCTACACAGGCCAAAGCAAGGATGATATAGAAGCACAACATTTAGCAAACAAGGAGGAGCTGTTAAAGCTTGGCAAATATGAAGAAGTTATTAAGTAACATAATCGGGAGCGTAGCTCCAACACTGGGCACCGCACTAGGTGGTCCATTAGGTGGCATGGCAGGGGATGCTATATCAAAAGTTCTTGGGTGTGATAATGATCCCGTGTCATTGGAGAAAGCAATTGCAACTGCTACACCTGAACAACTATTAGAAATTAAGAAGGTAGAGAAAGAGTTCGAAGCTAAGATGAAAGAACTTGATGTTGATATATACAAACTAGAAACACAAGAAAAACAAGATGCACGAAAGACTTTTAGTAAAGACTGGACTGCTAGAATAATTGGTATAGCTATGGTTGGTGGTTTCCTTGGTTATATCTTTCTCGTTACTCTCCAACCACCAGAGCAAAATAGTGAGGCCCTGATAAATCTGGTTCTAGGCTACCTAGGTGGCTTAGCGTCTGCAGTCATATCCTTTTATTTCGGGGCCTCCAATAAAGATAGCTAATGGATTCCGCAGTAACCCTTATACAAGAAGTTGGGTTTCCTATTGCAGCAGCCTTAGGTTTAGGGTGGTTTATCTACAAACTAATCATGCGTATTGTTGATGGCATGGAAACTAAACTAGACGTAGTAGATGAAAAAGTTGCAGAACAAATCGCAGCTATAGAAGAACGGCTTGGCGGTAAACTTGACTCACAGCATGGTATACTGGTAGCCTTAATAGATAGGATTCGTAGCCTAGACAATGAGATTATTAGACAGGATACGTTAATTAAAACTATTTTAGGAGTGCCGCAGCTTATTGATAGCAACAAGATAGCTAAAGCAGATAGAGATGACCAAAGGAAAGATTAGTTTATTATTAGTTTTTTGTCTTGCAGTTAATGCAGACAAGATGACACACGGATTTAAGAACCCTAGCTTTAGTGGGGTAGGAACATCTTCTCACTATTTGACTATTGAAAACCAAGAGTATAATAGGAAAGAAGCAAACAAGGCTGAACTTAAAGCATATAAGGAACAGCTAAAACGGGACGCCGAAAACACTACGCTGGCTAGATTTATAAGAAACCTTGAGTCTAGAATATATGCACAGCTAAGTAGACAGCTAGTAGATGCTTTGTTTGGTGAAAACCCAAGCACAAGTGGCATACTAGAACTAATGGGTAATACCATTGAGTATTCTGTAAGTGAGGACGGCACAATGATTACACTCAAGATTACAGATGCAGAAGGGAATGTCACCGAAATTACTGTGCCTATCGGTTCTTTTACTTTCTAGTTGCGCGTCATTACTTTTTGACCCCATAGAAAATAATATAGCCCCGGCTAAAAAAATAGAAGAAGCAGCCATAAGCGAGCTGGTTGTAACTGCTTTAGCTGATGTTCGTACACCCCTTAGAAAACCAACTGTTGCAGTGTACGCAAGTGCATTTACAGACCAAACAGGACAAAGACTTAGTAACTCTATGTATGCTAGCTTTTCTACAGCTGTAACGCAGAGCCCTAGTGCATACCTTATAAAAGCATTAAAGGATGCAGGTAGCAATAACGGTGGTTTTTTTACCGTGGTCGAGCGTATAGGAATCGACAACCTCACAAAAGAAAGACAAATCATACGTAGCGCCAGAGAGCAAAATAATGACGCCAATAAATTACAGACGTTATTGTTTGCTGGCCTTCTTATAGAAGGTTCTGTCGTGTCGTACGAAGCGAACGAGACCAGCGGCGGCGCGGGAGCTCGTTATTTAGGTATTGGTATATCTAAGGCCTACAGAACTGATACTTTGACGATCCAGCTACGTCTTATATCAGTTAGTAGCGGTCAGGTACTGGTTGAGAAATTAGTAACCAAGACCATTCTTAGTGTATCATTAACAGACGACGTGTTTCGTTTTATTGAAGATGGCACTGAGCTAGTGGAGATAGAAAGTGGCGTAGTAAGAAACGAGTCTGGAGGACTTGCTTTGCGCTCTGCTATAGAAACCGCCGTATTAGGAATTATCACGGAGGGTGAACAAGCTGGATATTGGAGTTACGAATGAGAAAACTTTTACCCTTACTATTAGTTGGCTTTTTGTATGCAGACAATGAAATCTATATAGATCAGTCTGGAAACAATGCTAACATAGACTTAGAACAGTTAGGTTCTTCCAACATTATTGGTGGAACAGATGCTGTTGCAGGTACTATGACGGCTCTTGACTTAGATGGTTTAAATCTTACTTTAGATATAAATCAAATAGGTAGCTCAAACCAATTCTTAGGTGATATCTTAGGTGATAACATCACAGGATTCTTTGAGTTTGATGGAGATAGCAATATATTCGACATACAAGTAGACCCAACCGATACTTACGGTGCTGACTCAGGCGACTACAATGTAGATGTAACAGGTTCAAGTAATGAATTTACTTTGGATGTTGCAACAAATGCTCTTGCTTCTACTCTTGACCTAGATTGGATTATCAATGGAGACTCTAACACTCTCGATTTTGGTATAGACTATGATTTAGGTACATCATATGTAGATATAGATGGAGACTCTAACTCTGTTACCTTTGATGGTAGTGGATATCAGAGTGGCTATTTCTATTTAGATCAGACAGGCAATGGCAGAACTTACAACATTACTCAATCATCTACGTTGGCTAGCGACTGGCTCAAAATTATTTCTAATGGTAACAATGGTACTGTGTGTGTCGTACAAAACGACGGCGGCACAAGCACCGGTTGTTAACATTGGAGATATATCAGAGTTAACAGGCACTGCTGAAGTAATACGCGACCAGCCCTACGGGGCTGAGTTGGATTTTGACATCCAACAAATGGACGATGTCCGCACAACTGCGGGTCGAATAGCTATTACCTTTTTAGATGATTCCATTGTTAAATTAACCGAGCACTCAAAGCTCGTAATTACTAAGTATATTTATGATCCAGACCCATCTAAAGGTGAGATGGCTATGCGATTTGCAAATGGCACAGCCAGATTTATAAGTAGTAAGTTAGGTAAAATTGATAAAAAGAACATTAGACTATCTACCCCTACCGCTGATATTGCTATCAGAGGTACAGATTTTACCTGCACGGTTGATGAACTGGGGCGTTCTCTCATTATTTTACTACCTGACGCTAATGGTATTTCTAGTGGTGAGATACTTGTTACTACTGCTACAGGTACTGTTACTCTTAATAAACCCTATCAAGCTACTACAGTAGAAGTATGGGAAAGTAATCCTACTAAACCTGTTATTTTAGACCTCACATTAGATGTAATAGATAACATGTTAATAGTCAGTCCCCCAAAAGAATCAGAGTTATCCACAGATATGTCCACAGCGTCCGTAGCAGATAGTGGAGCTATACTAGATATAGATTACTTAGAGTTTAATGACTTAGAGATAGATTATCTAGCTGAAGACGCACTAGAGTTTACTGAACTAGACATTAACTTTTTAGATGTAAACTTTTTTGAAGACTTATTAGCCATTATAGAAGAGATAGACCAACTTGATTCGGACAACTTATCCACAGGCTCTTTAGTACAAGGCACACAGATAGGACAAGATTTAGAAACACAGATTATTACTATACTCCAGGGAGATCAGATAGCGTTCCAGAGAAAAGTTGTGCAGAATGCTCAGTTGACCGTGGATGCGTCGCAAGGGTACACTATAATATTAATACAGGACGGTAAATACCAACAAATTGTGGTAAATGGTGGAGGCAATTCTACTATAACCATCACCCAGGGGTCAGGATGAAGAAATGGATTTCGCTCATAAGCATACCAATACTATGTATTCCGTTACTGCTTAACTGGCAGGCATTAGAAATACTTAAACTAAAAACCTTTGACGCTCTCGTGCAAACACCAGAACCATCTGGCTGGTTTGTAACGTTAGATATAACAGAAGAAGATGTAGCACTTGCGGGCGGTTGGCCCTACCCGCGACAAGACCTTGCACGAATACAATTAGATTTAAAGGAAGCAGGAGCTGTAGGTGTAGGTTGGGTTGTTGCATTTCCGCAGGCAGATAGGTTTGGTGGCGACCAAGCTTTTGCCGATGCTTTACTACAACTACCAAGTGTTATAGCTACTTTCGAAGGAGGTTCTTCTTATGCACCAACTACAGGCACAGTGATATTAGGAGATGGTATACCGATTAAAGGTATTGAATCAGAAGGTGTCATAGGAAATACTTTCCCACTTACAGATGCAGCATACCAGGGACTCGCTGTTGCACGAACCGATGTAGATAACTTAGTCAGACGTTTACCTTTACTACTTCAGACTCCAGACGGTTGGACTCCATCGTTTGGCGTACAAGTTATTAAAATGTTTGCAGGTGCAGATACTTATATAATAAAAGGGCAACAAGGTCAGATAGAAGAACTTACTGTGCCTGGCTATGCAGAGATACCTGTAGATAATATAGGCAGACGTTGGGTATCCTGGATAGATACACCTAGTACAACCCTAGATGAAATGAATGTCGAAGGCAAATTTGTTTTTATAGGTGTTAGTGCTAAAGGGGTCATGCCGCAAATAGCCACAAGTGATGGACTAAAATACCCACACCACGTACAAGCAGCCCTAGCAGAAAGTATGACTGTAGATGTACCACAGATACCAGGCGCAGCTATGTTATATGAATTACTTATATTAGTGGGGGTCTTATCATTAGCAATAGTTATAATACGGTTATCGCCTGTAACAGGTTCTATGGCGGGGGTCGGACTTTTATATGTCGTGCAGTTTGCAGCTGCAGTATGGTTTGCACGTAACAATACACTTATAGATTTTAGTTATAGTACAGTATCAATGACACTTATATCTGTACAAGAGTTCTGGCTACGCTTTGGAGAACAATACAAACTACGACAACAAATTAAGAAACAGTTCGAACACTATTTAGACCC